ACCGCAACGGCGATACCGTTAAACTCAAATCCACCCCACAGATGCGTAGCAACCGGGGAGGTTTGCTTTGTCCAGCTGATGCCGTCTGCGCTAGTTAATATGGTGCCGCCAGAACCCACCGCAACGGCGATACCGTTAAACTCAAATCCGCCATACAGAGACGTAGCAACCGGGGAGGTTTGTAGTGCAGATTCAACAGCCCTCATTTCCTGGTAGTTCCCAACAAATGCATCAAGATCAGGGTATTCCGAAGATAAAACAGTGCCCCCGTTTAGCTCCAAGTACCCGCTAAGCGACTTTCCGGGGATTGAAAATAGCACAGACCCAACAGCGCCAGCGTTGGCGATTTCCTCTGTGATTTTCTCACTCGACCACGTCTTGTCCGGCGCTACCATCTCATCAGAGATCGTGCCCTCCGGTAGGGCGGCTACTGCACTTTCTGCCCGCTCGGCTTCATCTCTTGCGGATTGGGCACTATTAGCCGCTGCGCCCGCACTATCGCTAGCCGATTGCGCACTATTGCTAGCCGATTGCGCGGCATCGACGGCTGTTTGCGCGTTTTGCTCAACATCCTCGGCAGTATCGTTAACCCACGTCGCAAGCTCATTAACGTCATCCGTCCACGGCGTCAGTGCTGCAACGTGCGCGTTTGCCTTTTCCGTAAACGTCTGGAAATCTTCGCCCCGCTGTGGGGCGGGGGGCAACTGCCTTACGATTGGTCTAGTCATCAATAACCCTCCACTTCTAAAATTGCGTCAGAGCTAGAGTGCCCTGCAATTGTGATGCTGAAGTCGCGATAAAATCCAAACACGACAGTTGAGCTTAGATCAGGCGAGCCGATGAATATCGTCTCGCGATTGCGGAGATGATCTAGCTCACGCTTGACAAAGTCGACGCGACCACAGTCGATCAATACTTTGTAGTCTACCAGATTGATCTGGCGGCGTCGGACAATCGTCAGGTTGCCAAACCCGTCGCGCTCGCGTACCGAGAAGTCCATGGTCCGTACGCTCGCCCCGTGCAGCGTAAAGCCTAGCTCCCGTACTAGGCCCATGACAAAGCGCCCGACAGCGGACGTGTCGGTAGGCGTGCTAGTGCGTACCGAGACGTCGATACTCGCGCCGGAGTAGGGTGGCAGGCCGATAAAAACGAAATCCTCACGCACGTCATACGGTAAGAAATAGAAGCCGTACCAGTTGCCGACGCCAATATCCGTGATCGACTCAGTCCGCTCGTACACGACACCTTCAACGGGGTCGGTCATCGTGACCGTGACGTCAAGCCCCTCAAGCCCAAGCAGTGCAAGGCCGCTGACGACAGCGCCCGGCGTGACGGTTACGTTGATGCCGCCGTCCTGGCGGGTCTTTGAATCGCGCCCGTCACGGAACATTCGCCAGCGGTTGATAAAGCCAAGCCGGAGCCAAGAAGGCGGCGACTTGGTTGCGCCCTCGGCAGGCTCGTCACTCGTATCAACCAGCGCCTCGAATGCCTCAATGCCTACAACAACACGCTCGCTTGCAGCGTACTCCCCCGCCGACCACTCGGGATAGTCGTCCGCTGGCACGTCGGAGGCCGTTAGCATCGCTTCATCGACTAGGCGCGGCCTTATGATCTGCATTACACAAGCTCCTCTTGACGGCGTTCCATTTCCTCGCGCTCCAGTACCCGCGCTGATTTGCCGGTGTTTTCAGCGATGGTGCGCTGTGACGCGGCTAGGTCGCGGCGTAGCTCGGTCACCTCTCGCAGCAGCGCTTTAATGCCCGGCACGTTGAGCGGGATATTGCCTCCGTTGAGCGGGATCACCGCCTCGGTTCCGTGCAGCTCGACCGGATAGCCTGACATTGGGCCGCTAGCGATGCCGCCGGTGGCGAAGCCTGGAATCTCATCCAGATGCCCGTAGCGTTCCCACCAGCTCGCTGCGTGCTGACTGCCCTCCAGCATCCCCGTATGAGCGATGGCCCTGGCCAGCTCACTCCGCTCCAGCCCGACGCTCGACCAGTAGTCGATATCAGCGGCGGAGATTGAGCTTTGCAGGATTATGGCGTACGCATCGCGGATCGTACGCTCGACAGCGTCGAGGTCCGAGTGCAGGACATCACGAATACTGCCCGACGAACCGCCGCCAGAGGGTGGCGGGGGTGGCGGCGGGGGTGGCAGCGGTGTCAGCTTCGCGGCTTCGAAGGCAAACTCCAGCGCGGCGATTGCGTCTGCAATAGACAGGGCGCTGTCGTTGATCGTCGCCAGCCAATCGAGATGCCCGTGCTGCGCTGCCAGCACTGCTGCCTGTTGCTCCAGCACGCCGTCAAGCCGCGCCATTTCGCGCTCAAACTGGCGGTCCGCTTGTGTGATCTGCTGCTCCAGCGCTTGCAGGCTACGCTGCTCGGTGGTTAGCTGCTCCGAAGCGCGCTCTTCCAGCTTGCTGACCACTTTTGCGGTCCGCCAGAAATCGCGCTGGTAGTCCTCGAAGTTACTGAATAGATGCTCTGACGGCTCGGCTACTACCTGCAGCGCCCGCTTAAGCTCATCTGGATCACCCAGCCCGCCAGACGCCAGCACGTTGCGCAGATACGCTTGGGATTGTGCCCGCGCTGGCTCAAGGCCAAGGTCCGTACGCATCATGCCGTCAAGCGTCGAGCGCAAGCTGCTTGCGATGCGGTCCGTGCGAGACATAGCATCCTGCACGCGGGACATATTGTTCCGGATGCTTTGCGTTGTTGCGCTATGTGCCTCGCGCAGTATCCGCTGTTCCGCTTGTACGCTCTTCTCAAGCTGGCGGAAGGCACCTTGGAGGTCGTGCATAGCGTTGTTTATCCCCGCCGCTGCCTCACTGGCTGCCGCTTCTTGATCCTGCAGCGCCCAAATGTGTTGCTGCAGCGCCCTGTTGCTCGGGTCTAGCTGCTCAAGCTCCCGCCGACGAATCTCTGCGGTGTTGCCCTGTAACTGCAACAGCGAGCGCTCAAGACCCTCGCGCTCTCGTGCGATACCGGCAGCTGCCGCCTCTAGGCGCTGCTGCAATTGGTCAAAGCCGCCCGCGAGCTGCAATAGCGCCACGTAGTTACGCTGTCCGGCCTCCGTGTTGAGGTCTTGCGCTTCCACCAGTGCCCGGAACCCGTCACGGGATTTCGGCAGTTGCATGCCCATCTCCGCCAGCGCTTGCGTCAGATCCTCTAGCAAATGCGCGGCGTGCTCGGTTTCGGAGAAGTAGGCTTGGTAATAGGACGATTGCAGAGCCGCCAGGTTGTCGAGACCGCCGGTAAGCTCGGCGATAGCGAGCGCCGATTCGTAGGCCCCCTTGGCCGTCTCGTCAAACCGGAATCCTAGTCGCTCCTGAGAAGCGCTAAGCAATGACATGGCCTCTCTGGCGATCAGCGCCGTAGCAACGATCTCCTCAAGGCCCCCGTCAATGCTTGCGACGAATCTCCCAAATTCTCCGTCAATAGCGCCAAGGATTGCCGCCGTGCGGTCGCTTAGCTGGTCAACAATCCCTTGCGGACCACCAGCGCTCGCTGACCAGCTTCTCGCCGCTGACTCCATCGCCTTGAACTGCTCCTCGCTCTGAGCAAGCGACGCCATCATCGCGTCCATGCCCGCAATGGCTTCGAGGAAATCATGCTCCCCGTCGGGGAAGAGGGTGCTCAACCGCTGTGTGCCGTAGTCGGCAAAACCGATATCGCCAAACACCCCAGAAGCGTAAGCGCCGCCGTGGTGCTCCCAGCCGGTACCCCCAGAGGGCATCGTGCCGGTTGCGACAGTACGCAGGTTTAATTCAGGCGATGTTTTACTACCGCCAAACAGCGAGCCCAGCACCGCGCCGATTACTGCCCCCGCTACCGCGCCGATAGGGCCGCCTGCCGCCATGCCGATGGTCGCGCCGAGAGATCCGCCGGTCCCGCCGTAACCGCCGAGCATATTGCCGGCAAGGCCGCCGACGATGCCAGCTAGCCCGTACTGCCAGTTTGCGTACTGCCCGGCACTGCTAAACCAGTTACCCATGTCACCGGTGGGACTGATAGCGCGCCCAAGGTCAGAGATGCCCGAGCCGAATTGGTTCCCCCCAATCAGTGAGCGGGCACCACTCCACAGGCCAGACAACCCCCCGATACCGCCATCGCCACCACCGCCACCAGCAACACCAGCCAGCGCGCTGCCCGAAGCCCCGCCAATACCCAGCGCTGCACCAATCTGCAACACGATAGGCCGGGTGATGGCAAGGTGAGCCAGCTCGGCCAGCATCTGCTTGAATGCGTTTGTCAGGTTGTCGCGGAAGCTGCCAAAGCCGTCGCCAATGTTGCGCCAGGCGTCTGCAAAGGCGCTGTCCACGCGTTCGAGGGCGGATTCTGTCCATTTAGTCCACTCGTTTGTAACCTTGCTGGTCTCTGCGTACTGCTGTTCAAGCGTTTTTAGTGATCTAGCAAGCTCACCCGTTGGATCGCCAGTGCGAGCGATAGCGTCAAGTAGCAACTCCTGTTCTTCTTTAAACGTGCGAGCTGCTACGGCTGCCGGATTCAGTCGATCCACAAGGGTTTTCAGGTTTTTATTGTATTCCTCAATCGCCTTGGCCGCACCGTCTGCGTCGCCGCCCGTGAATTCCTTGGTCAGCTTGCTGACGGCTCTAGCCAATTGATCGCCGGACAGGTGTTTTTTGAGCAGTGCGATCTGCTCGTTGTATTTGCGATGGGCTGCTTCTGCCGGGAAAAGGGAGTCGTAGAGCGACCGGTATGCGCTGTCGATATCCTTGATCGGCTTGACGCTGGACTTGATGGCATTGTTTCGGTCGATGATCGCAGCATTGGCCAGGGCGAGCGCCTTATCGGTTTCCGATAGCGCCCCGGCATATCCCTTCTCGATGGCGATCGAGACACGCTGAACCTCCGTCAGCCCCCCCGAAAAGTCTGCCCGCTGCTGAAGGCTGGCCAGCCACCTTTTACCGACCTCATCCGTCTCGGCTAGGACGTTGTTGTTTTCTTCTCTAGCCTGCGTGATCTCGTTGATGCGCTCGTTCAGGCGGCGCATTTTTTCTTCTTGCTCAGCAATCGCCTCGTTGACGGTGGACAGGTTGCCCCGAGCATCGACCAGCGATCGGTTCCACTCATCGACCTTCGCGCTCCTGGGGTGCCGGTCAAGCTGCATCGTGAGGTATTCGATCTGCGCCGCGTACTTTCTCGCCTCCTCCTTGGCGACCTTATAGGGCTCCTCCATCTTCTGGAGAACCTGTTGCGCCTGGGCCGCGTCCAGCTCCTTGACGGCCCGCGTGAGCAGGTTGGTCTCCTCGCGCAGCGCAATTGACTCGCGAGCCGCTTCTTCTGCGCTGCGACCCCAGTTCACGAATGACAAGGCAACTGCGCCGGCCGTGATGGCGAGCCCGGCAGGTCCTCCCATAACCCCCAGCAGGGCGCGCCCGATACCAGCCGATGCTGCTTGCGCTGCAGCTTGGCGCTTTAGTGCTGCCTCGTGTGCGACGGTGGCCGCGGTCAGCCGCCCGGTAGCCCCCGTCAGGGTGTTATTGGCCGTAGCATGCGCCAACGCCTGGGCGGTGGCAGCAACATGGGCATTGGCCAGCCGCAATTCCTCTGCTGCCTGTGCCCTAGCTGCCAACATGGCGGAGACTGTCGCAGCGGTCTTTTTAGCGAGGGCGCCCGCAGCCATCCCCGCCGCAGCGTAAACCCCCGTTTTCAGTACCTGCGCCACGGTGTCGGCATTCTCCCCGAGCACTTTGAGCGCCGACGAGTACGCCTCAACCCCACCGGAGAATTCCCCCTGCCACACGGCGCCAAGGGCCACTTGAAGGTTCTCGACGTGCCGGGTGGTCGATCCCAGCTGTTTGCCGGCATTACCCATTGAGGCCGCGTAACTTCCGGCGATCTGCGACCCCGCCTCCATCACGGCATTGGTCCGAGCCTGCACTTTATCGACTTCGGACAGCTGGTCAACCGTGACGCCCATCTCCGCCGCCAGCTTGCTATAGCTTGCAGCGAAGTTGACGTTTAATCCCATGTTGCGAAGGATCTCAACCTGCCCGGACTGCAGGCCGATGATCAGGCGACCAAGCGCGTCAGAAGAGTTCGTATTGGCGATGACGGCAGCGTCCTGTGCCAGCCGGGCCAGCTCTGCCGCTTTTGTCAGGTCCATTTGCGCCTGGATCATGCGGATGACGGTCTGGCGCGACTCGGTCATCGAGATACCCATGCTCTCGACTTCTTTCGCGTACCTTGCCACTTGCGACTGCGATAGTCCGGCGTTGCGCCCGACTACGCCCATAACCATGCCCAGTTGCTCAAACCGGCTGTTGGCCATGGTGACATCCTTGATCAGGCCGGTGAGCTTGATACCGGCAAAGGCGCCTGCAGCAAGTTTAGCCATTTTGCTGACCGCAGCAGATGTTTTTCCTAAGGCTTTTTCCGTATCTTTTAGCTCTCGCTCTAAAAAATCATTAGCCCTCGCGAATTCTTCAGCCCCAATACGCCCTTCCCTGTACGCCTTCTTGAGAATATCCGCGTCTCTAGCGTTTTCTCGATGAGCCTTCCCTAGCGGGTTGGCTCTATCTAGAACCTTTTGTAATGAGTTAGAAAAATCGTCGGCAGATTTAGATGCATCAGCAAGCGCCTTGCTGGTATTGCGCGACTCGGCGGAGAGACTACCGGAGACCTGGTCAGCCGATTTGCTGCTCTTCGTGAGGCGGTCCAGGGACGACGAAGCCCTGTCAATATCGGCTACACCGGTAACGCGTAAACCAAGAGCAGCAACTTCAGTCATCCTCTACCTCACTGTTTAGGCTCTCTGGCCTTCATGTACACGCCATCCATAGCTTTGATTATGCGGTGAAACGTGTGGAAGTCACCAAACCCACTGACTTGGAAGTACTGCCACACTGCCGTCCATGGGATAGGCCCGCCGTCTTGCCTGTCCCCCGCCAAATCCCAAAATGCCCCCCAGTAGTCTTGCTCTACGTCGTTCAGCCTTGGTGGGGTCAACCCTTGCGGTATGTCAACCCCGTGGTGACGATAGGCCGCTATCAGCTCTTCGGCTTTTGGGTTTTGGACTGCCCATCGGAGGCAGGCGGCGAGGGCTTTCCCACCTGCTCCACAAAGGCGTTGGCATTGTCGTCCAGTTGTTGAGCCGCGTTCAGAACCATCATGGTGAAGCGCTCACCGCCACGGCTCATGATGAATTCGCGCGCCAGGTCCTTGCTATAGGGTAGGTCTTCGCCGTTACTCTTGAGCCCGCGCCAGCCTTTCAGAACGTGCTCGATCAGCACTTCCTTAGTGATGGTTGAATACTGATCTTCAGTCAAAGCCTTGCCACGCGACTGCGCACGGACTTTTGCCTGGTGCGACTTCATGGCCTTGCGCGCGCCGTCAGCCTGCATACCAGTTACCAGCAGCTCAACGCCAGGCGCTTCGTCCACTTCAATCCATTCGCCGTTGTCGATAACTTCGAGCGCCGCGTCATTCAGGATAATGTCATTGATGTCCATTTTAAATCTCCGGTTCTTGGTTCAAGTCGAGCTAGGGACGGCGAACCATTCCGTCCCAGCTCTAGCCCCTTTCGGGGATTCGGTTAAATGGTAATAACGCGACCGTTGACGGCAATGCCGTAGGTGCGGGTGAATTGGTCGTTACGCGCACCCCCGGAGCGGGCACCGTCCAGAGCAAACCCTTGGAACATGTCGGTCATGCCAGCAGGCGGGGCGGTAGCGATGATGTCGCCGGTCGTGGTGCCGGTAGTCTCAATAGCCGCGCCACCCGGCTCGGCGGCAACGCTGAAGGTGTCGTCAGCCAGGCCGTCCCCAACCACGTAGTAGACAACGCCAGCAGTCAGGCCAGTTGGCAGGGCAGCGCCGTCGCCCAGGGTGAACATGACCGGCTGGCCTGCTTGGAAGCCGTGAGCGGTCCAGGTCACAACGCCAGGATCGGCAATGCTAATGGAGACCACGGACTCGGGCGCACAGTCAGCGCCGCGCTCTACCCGGAAGGCGTACGGGCGGCAGTTGTCTTCGATGGCCTCGCGGAACTTGGTCTGGCCCGGATCGAGGTGTAGCGGGATGAATACGTTAGTCATGGTGCCGCCGTTGCGGGTGCCCTTGGACTTCATCACCCAGTCAGAGCTGATCAGCTCGTACTCGTTAACGGACTGTTCGCCGCCGAGTTCGCCGACGTTGAAAAGGCCCTTGATTTCAATCCAGTTGATCTCTTGGAAATCAGTCGGGGTTGCTTCGAGCTTGGCTTGCACCGGATTTTCAGAAATGAAAATCTTGGTGTTCGCCATGGTGTAGATCATTTCGTTCATGGTATTACTCCTGCGCAGTTTTGGCCGGACTGGCCCTCTTTCCGGCAGTGCCGGACTTACGTTTTGCCGCTGCCTTCTTGCGGTCAGCAGTGGCGGTTTTCTTCTTCACGCCTGCCATTTCGGCAGCACCTTTAACAACATGCACAGCCGCCTCGCCTACAGCAGAGCGCAGGAGCGCATCTCGGGCAAGTCTGCGGCGTTCTTCACAGTTTTTGCAACTCATGCAAACGTCCTCCACGGGATTCTAACAGGAACGTTCCAGTAGCCGCCGTCCTCATATCCGTCCATAACGTGCGGCGATGATGTAATAGTAACGCAAACTGAGCCGTAGCGCACCGTATCGCCTTCTTTAAAGTGGTTGGCTATCTGCCCGGCTTGATCAATAGAAATGCTCGTGTTGGGTTGCATTGGCATAACCAGCGTCAGCATTAAAAACCCGCGCCGCGTGTGTTTTTTGCCGGTTGCGATTAGTTCAGGATTTGGCGCTGCTGAAACAGTGCCTACACGGATATAACCGCTCGTCACTGCCGTGAACTTCTCAGCAGGCCAAGCTATCGGGTAGCTTAGCGGCAAGGTATCTATGCCGCTCTTTAGTGCTAACCATATTTGCGTTTCGACTGTCGGCATTATGCTTTACCCTTGATCTCGCTGACCGCTGTTTTGACGATATTGGGCCACTCTGCCACGGCGCCTTCGATAAAGTAATTCCCCTGCTGATTATACACGCGTCCAAGGCTATCTGCGCCAACATATCCGAAGTTCATTCTGGCGGCATAAATCGCTTGGTAGCCCATGTAGACCGTCTCATCGGCCTTTAGTGTCGCAGCGATCAGACCGATATTGCTACCCGCATAAGGGCCGTCTGTAGTGTTAGGCATTCCCGACTTGCTGGCAAGCAATGATCGCGCAAGGTTGCCCGTCAAGAATGGCACACGACCGCCTTCTGGCTTGGTATTGGCCAGCTCCTCGCCTAACAACTCGACTGAGCGACCATGCACGGCATCTAAGCGCTCTTTCGTCTCTGCAACCCATGCGTCTATTGATTCTGTGAAACTGGCCATTTGTGCGCCTCGCTGTTTTGCAGCAGTATAGCATGGGCTTGTGGTGGTTATTCGGCTGGCGGCTTACAGTGGGTTAGGCTTGCGCCGCAGCGGCTTGCCGCGCACCAGGTCAAACAATGACAAAACATTCATAACATCACCCAATAAAAAAAAGCTGCACACTCTTAGCCAAGTTGATACGGGTCGGAAGTATAACCCCAAGGCTTGAATGTACAGCTTGTTTTTAACTTCGCTTTTACGGGTATCAATCCGTTTGCGTAGTATAACACAAAAAACCACACTGCGAGTATTGTCAGTTCACCGACCTAATCAAGCGGTATTCTGTATCACATCCGCAGGAAACGTTATTCTTAGCGCCGCCTGCTGGGTCGTGGGCGTGTTGCATCACCGAACCGTCACTAAGCACAAACGGCGTATCTAGGCCAACAACCGACGCGCCAGCCAGTTCAATGTGTGTGATACGCCCATCAGCGCCGCGCCTATGCCGCCATGTTTTAACGACTGCGTTACGATCTAAGCCTTGCTGCTCAGCCGCCTGCTGCCATGCCACATCGCGCGCACCCATAACGGCGGCTGCGGTCTCTGTGGTTGCCACTGTTTCAGCCCTAGCCTGCAATAGCGCGTTTCTGTATTGCCGCTCGGATAGTAACCTCTGCGCCTCTGGTACGGCCTCGCCACGAACGTATGCAGCTAGAATACGCTGCTCAGTCGCTGGATTGACTTTGTAACGCATGGCCAGGCTTCCATCTGCACGCTTAACAACAAGCGATTGAACACCCTCGGGCGTGCGCATACCGACTGAGACGTTAGCAAGCCTTACTGCTCTTGGGCCATCCAATCCCATGATGCCGCCCTGCCTCGTTCCATTCGTTAGCCTGCCTACAAGGTCAAGCGCAATTGTGTGGGGATGATGCCCTTGAGCATAACCCGCTGCGATAACCTCCCGCGCCACCTCTACCTGCTCTTGCACAAAACCAACAACGCGCGTTGCGACATTCTGCCGAATCCATTTCTCAGCTGCTGGATTTTGCAGGTTAAACCGCAGACCAATAGCGCCCTGACCTGTGCCAACAATTAGTGAGGCAGTAGCAGTGCCTGACTCAACAAAAACACTGGTCAATACCTGGCTGTATTCGTTAAACGCGCCCTCATTGATATTGAGCGCCTGCACCGCGCTAAACGTCGAACCCGACTCAAGCGCAGCAAGAAGTGCAAGCCAATTGACATTGGCTTGCAGGTCAACCACTGCGCGCATGAATGCCTGCCGGATAGCTGGCTCATGTTTGCCCAGCAATTCAGCAAATTGGCGCGCCTGTGATCGTGTTGGGCGTAGTGCCATATCAGCCCCTAACTAAGAATTTAACCGCCGACACAGTACCCGCCGCCGGTATGCGCTCAACGGATAGCACGGTCACTCGCACACCATCGACCGATAAAATATCGCCAGCTTGATAGTCCATTGCTGGTGGTGCACAAATTACCTGCCTGTCACTCGACAAAATAACAGCACTGCCAGCTTCTTTGCCAATCAGCTCAGAAGCAACGCCTCTAACGGCAGCCTTTAGCGTTTCTGTTTTCTCAGTTGGCTCCACCGGCAACCACGGCTTATCAGGATCGACTACGCCGGGCGTTACGCGAATAAGCTCAATCACGCCTTGCCCAAGACCACCGCTTGACGTTGGCGCTAACATTTCTCCAACCATTGCTTCCATATCGTCGTACAGAGACATATCAAATCACCCTGAACAGCGAATTAGGATCACGCACGCCTTGCTTGCACAGCCACGGCAAAACCATTCCGTTAATGATGCTGTCGGACGGCATGCCAGCTGCTGCGTCTGTACCTGCTGCGTCTGTCGCTGAGAAAAACTCGCGCTCTATCGCATCAACTTTTTCGCGCTTGGTTTGACGGCTTGCGTCAGTGCCTTTTGTTGCCCAGCCCGGCTGACTGGCTTGCAGAAACGCAGCACGGTACGCGGCATGCACCCATGCCGGCGGGATAAGATCGTCCGGCACGGACTTGCCGCTGAGCCGATGCCCGCGACGCGGCCACGCCAACTCCTGCTCGAAGCCGCCTGCGCGCTCGCTACAGCCGAGACGATACTCATAAGCGGCGTCTACATAGCTGCTGCCAATCTGGCGAAGCACAGCAGGGGTTGGTGCATCGTCTGGCAATGTCAGCCCCTGCCCAGCGAGCCATGCGGCCATGCCGTCGTCTGTGCCGTATCCAGCCATGCGATTACTCCGGGTTGACCACGGGGCCAATGACGTTTGAATTTTCCGACGCGCTGCCCGCAGCATTGGTCGCGGTCACAACACAGCGGATAAACTGATCCTCGTCAGCCTCAACCAGCGTGTAAGTTGCCACGGTAGCGCCGATGGCTGTCCAGTCATCCTCACCGTCCGGGGAGCGCTGCCAGTCGTAGGTGCAGGTGATGGGCGGCGACCCGTCCCACTCGCCGACTGTAGCGGTCAGCAGCGCTCCCAGTTCTGCATCACCGCTGACCACTGGAGCTTCAGTATTCTCGGGCGCGGCAAGCGCGGCTTCCACAGGGTCAGTAGGCTCGCTGACAGCTGTAGATTCGCCTCCACCATTGGCGCCGGTTACCGCGAGCGTGATCACCTTGCCGATGTCGCCCTCTACCGGCTCATAGGTCGTACCGGTCGCGCCCTCGATCGGCTCATCATCTGCCAGCCACTGGCGGGTCAAGACCGGCTCCGGGGTTCCGCTCCACTCGCCATCGTCGCCGGTGAGCACTTCGCCCACACGCGCCGTGCCGGTGATGCTGGGCATCTCGGTATTTTCCGGGGGCTCAACATCAATTGTTTCCCCGGCGCCGGCAGCCACCAGAATATCAATGGTCTCCTGCTGCTTGCGCGGACGCCCGCGCTTGGGTTTTGGTGCTGATTCTTCCACCTCGACATTCCCGCCAGCGCGCAAAATATCCAGATAGTCGGGGGAAAATTCCGCCTCAACCTCGCCAAAGGCGGGCAGGCGGACGGGGCCGTTCAACCCCTGAAGGTCAAAAGGCGAATTTGTGCGGTTCAGAATTTTTGCCATGACAACCTCAAAAAAAACGGGGGTGGTTCAGACCCCCGGTTTTGTTACGCCGATGGCGGCAGAGAAATATCATCCAGGTAGCGAATCGCAGCCGTGGTGAGCAGCTCCACGCCGCCGGTGCGGAAAATACCAGGAACCTCAAAGTTCATTGGCCCGCTTTGATACACCGGCAAGAAGCGGTGAGGCATGGGCAGATGGAGCTTGACGTAATTCGCATCGTTTTTGTATGCAACGAGACGGCCGCCGTCTGCACCCGCATTCCCCGTGCTCAACTCCCGAACCGTCCGGATCGTCAGGGGGAGTCCCGTGGTTTGGGTGTAGATGTTGGTGCGCTGCACGAAAGACAGAATTGTCTCCATGGTGGTTGCAGCGTAGGGCGTTGCGGCGATGTAATTAAACGCCTCAACCGGCAACAGGATAGTGTCGGCCATTTCCTGCTCGTAGGTGCCGAGATAAATTCCCTGCAATGCAAGGTTGATATCCCGCACGATCTGGGCTGGGGTTTTCAGGCCCACACCAGCCGCACTCACCCACTCTGTTGCGCTGTTGGTACCG